CACTGATCTCCGTTGGGAAGGAAATGATGTGGTAGGAAAGGCATCAATACTTGATACTCCTATGGGACAGATTGTAAAAGGTCTGCTTGAGGGTGGTGTCAATCTTGGTGTTTCAACTCGTGGAATGGGTAGTCTTGAGCAACGTGGCGGCGCCATGTATGTCAAAGAAGATTTCACTCTTAGTACGGTTGATATCGTACAAGATCCATCAGCACCGAACGCATTCGTTAATGGGATTATGGAAGGTGTCGAGTGGGTCTGGAATAATGGAATCTTAACAGCTCAAGAGATATGTGAAGAACAAGAGACTGAATTCGAAAGTGCTCCTAGAGTCGTGGTTGGTGACTATGCCACCCAGACTCGTGAGTTTAAGAATTTCCTCTCATCACTTAAGAAAAACTTATGATCAAGGAGAAAAGTATGTCCGATTATGAAAAGGACCTCCTCGATGAGCAGGAAGTAGATGTATCAGAAGACGCAACACCTGATATGTCCTACGATGAAAAGGGTGCAGAAGGTGACGCGGTTAAGTCAGTAGACAAAGCTGCCGACGCAGGCAAAGCATCCCCAGCTCGTAAGGGAGATAAGAAAGAAGGCGAGAAAGCAATGCCAAAGAGCAAAGCAGGTATCGTCAGTGACATGTACCAGCACCTCAATGACATGAGCAAAGAAGAGTTGCAAGATGCATACTCTAAGCTTATGGGTCTCGAAGATGAGGCCGAAGAGGTTGTTGAGAAAATTGTCCCAGAAGTTGCTACCGAAGCAGACTTCTCTGAAGACCTCGACGCACTGGTTGCTGAAGAAGCAACTCTGAGTGACGAGTTCAAAGAAAAGACTGCGGTAATCTTCGAATCAGCGCTTAAAACGAAACTGGCAGAAGAAATTGTCAGGATCGAAACTGCCTACGAAGAGAAACTCGAAGCTGAACTTATCGAGCAGCGAGAAGAGTTTGTCGAGAAAGTAGACAGCTACCTGAATTACGTGGTTGAGCAGTGGATGGAAGAGAATAAAATCGCTATCCATCAAGGTCTGCGTACTGAAATTGCAGAGAACTTCATGAACAATCTTAAGGATCTGTTTGTTGAGTCCTATGTTGAAGTACCTGACAACAAGATTGACCTCGTTGATGACATGGCAGATCAGATTGAAGAGTTAGAAGAGCAACTCTTTAAGACCACTGCAGATGCTATCAAACTTAATGAAGAAGTGGAAACTCTCAAGCGTTCCAGCATCATTGCTGAGGCATGCGAGGGTCTTGCTTCCACTCAAGCAGAGAAACTCGAGACACTGGTATCAGACCTAGAATTCGATGACGACGAGTCATTCGCTGTCAAGGTCGCGACTGTCCGTGAATCTTATTTCTCTCGAACCAGTTCAACTGATGAAGTATTGGAGGAGTCCGCCGACGAACCATCCGCATATGAATCAGAAGTTGAAGTAGCTCCAAACATGGAGCGATACCTGAAAGCAATTAAGTCTGCTAACAGGGACTAATTAACTATTCCAAGGAGATAATAAAATGGAATCTATGAATTTCGAACATCTCGTCGATAAGTGGGCTCCCGTACTAAACGAAGAGTCTGCTGGTAGTATCGCCGATCGTCACCGACGAAACGTAACTGCTGCTGTTCTTGAGAACCAAGAGCGTGCAATGGTCGCGGAAAATGCGCAGTCAAGTTTCCTCACCGAAACTTCTGCTAACAACACCAGCAATGTTGCCAACTGGGATCCCGTACTGATCTCCCTCGTGCGTCGTGCTATGCCTAACCTCATGGCATACGATGTATGTGGTGTTCAGCCTATGACTGGTCCTACTGGTCTTATCTTTGCTATGAAGAGTCAGTACAAGGGTGAGAATCCTGGTACAGACGTACTTCAGGCACACAACGGCGTTGCTGTAGACGAAGAAGCACTGCATCAAGAAGCAGAGACTGGTTTCTCTGGTGATGATAGCAATACTGCTCACGCAGGTGGTCCTTCTGGACTGGACGGTGCTGGTGATCCCATCGACACCAACCGTACTCTCAACGACTACGGTGTTGGCATGACTACTGCTGACGCAGAAGCACTTGGTCGACCCAACGGTGGTTTGTTTGGTGAAATGGGCTTCACCATCGAGAAAGCAACGGTAACTGCGCATTCTCGTGCACTGAAAGCTGAGTACACCATCGAACTGGCACAAGACCTGAAAGCAATCCATGGTCTTGATGCTGAAGCAGAACTCGCAAACATCCTGTCTGCAGAGATTCTTGCTGAAATCAACCGTGAAGTTATCCGTACTATCAACAGCCAAGCAAAGACTGGTTGTCTCCAGTCTAACACTGCTGTAAACGGTGTCTTCAACCTCGAGACAGACGCAGATGGTCGTTGGTCTGTTGAAAAGTTCAAGGGTCTGCTGGTTCAACTCGATCGTGAGTGTAACGTAATTGCTAAAGAGACTCGTCGTGGTAAGGGTAACGTCCTGATTTGTTCTTCAGACGTTGCTACTGCTCTGACTGCTTCTGGCATGCTGGACTACTCTCCTGCTCTGTCAACTCAGTTGCAGGTAGATGACACTGGTAACACCTTTGCTGGTGTCTTGAACGGTCGCATCAAGGTCTACATCGACCCCTATGCGGTTGCTGACTATGTAACTGTTGGTTACAAGGGTACTAACCCCTACGACGCAGGTGTATTCTACTGCCCCTACGTGCCTCTGCAAATGGTACGTGCGGTTGGTGAGAACGACTTCCAGCCTCGCATCGGGTTTAAGACTCGATACGGTATGGTTGCTAACCCATTCGTGGGCGCGTCACCTTCTGATGGTACTCCTGCTGCTCTGCAAGCACTTGCAAAGAGCAACCAGTACTATCGTATCTTCCGTGTTGATGGCATGCTGGCATCTTCACCCTAAGATATAAGAATCGGGATCCAGAGTACATAAAACAATAATAACCGGAAACGGAACTTACCCGACACCTCGCCCCTCCCTGCTGCCGGCTCGGAGGGGTTTTTTTATGCCTGAAAC